AGCTGACACAGTTGCCCACAATACCATTTTGTCTCCAGGCAGAGTAGGAGATCCTGCAATTAATCTGTTAAACTCATTGAAGTAAAATCCTGTAGGAGGTACAAACTTAATTAACCCACCTAACGCAATATATTTTTTATTATCACTTGCTTGTGGGCCAACTGGTGCTGGTGCTCCGCTTGAAACAAACTTAAAATATCCAGTAGTTTGGTTGTTAGCAGTTGTACTTTGGCTCCAGTTTAAGTTTAAATTTGTTAGACTTGGGCGAAGAAAATTTTCATAGTAAAATTCTTGCATACCACGACTTGCTAGTACTGGCTCAACTTGATTTACTATAACATCTGTAATGTCATTTTGATCAATAAACGTAAATGTAAAACTTGGAACAGCAGTGTTTTCGTATATCATACCATCGCTGGCAAAAACATTTGTACTTGAATATTTTCCAGTGATATCAACTAAATCCAAATACCTACTAGTACCAATTGAACTACGATTAACTGCCTTGGACTTGATTATAGTTGAATAAAGTGTATATGGAAAATTATTATAGTCCTCTCCATTTACCATTCTGTTTTGCGTATAAAATCTTGCAGGAGCTCTTTGTTTAATGTCGTCAATGTTTTCTCTATTGGCAGCATTGCTAACTGGCTGAGTTAATGCACAAGTCAATGTAAGTGTTTCGTTACGTCCGGTCCTTGACACATAGCCAATGCTGAGAGTAACATTTTGCATTTCATCTTGATTAATAATATAACTTAAACCATTTGATGATCTTACATAAGTTCTAAAGGATCCAACTGGTATACTACTAAACACACCATCGCCAAAGTTTAAATTAATTTGGTCGTTAGTTCTTGATGTGGTAGTAAAATACCTACGTTGTTCCGGGGTTAATTCTTCAACTGCTCCGCTATAAATGTTTTCTACAAGAGTCCATTGGTTTTGAATATTACCTGTTGAGTCTAGTTGATATAACCATGTATCTTCGTTATTAATACCTTCGATATTAACATTAACAACTCTATTCGAAATACGTTCTCCAAGATTAAAATCTAGATCTTGTAAACTACCTTGCTTGAACAAGAAAAAGAAACCTGTGTTAGCACTGGCATATCCTTGTTTGTCATTTCTATAAAGTATATTAAATGCACCGTTTGGAGCAGGAGCTGGTTCGTACAAATATGTTTGATCTTGCGATGTGGCACATACTGCTTCAAATGACATAGTAGTACCATTAACTGTATTAGTAAATGGTATTACAGGAAGAAATCCTTGTATAAGACTAATACCATACTCTTCTGTCTGCACACCAAGTATTGTCTGTGAGTTTCCTGGACGTCCAAATCTTTGTGTGTTATCTAAACACGAATTAACAATAACTGTAAATTGTTCTAACCAGTTTGCATTAGTGGTGTCGTTCCAGTTAACTGTGATGTTTGAAAGATTTACACCGGTAAAATCAATTACACCTTCTGTGGTGCTGATACTTTGTACTTTTAAAAAACCAGATGCCGCTGTATTACGTTTTGGAGTGTAACTTACTAGTTCAGCAAGACGTACTACACTATCTCGTCTTTCGGCAGTATCAATGAAGTTTTCTCTAGTGTTCAAATCGTTACGGAAACTACCTGCTTGTCCCATAAACGCCATAACATCTAGTAGAGCAATAAACTCACTTGATTCAATATAGTCGTTAAAACTTTCAGGATAGTACAAGCGAATGTAGTCTATAAAGCTCTTGCGAAGTGTTTCAAAGTCATAACTCTGAAAGTCTGCTTCACGATATGTCTGGTAGATTCTCTTCCAATCTTCAACACCAAATATACTGGTTTGTCTTGTAGTTTTAGCCATGTGTATCTATCCTTACCTAGTATTTATGAACATTATAAACTGGGTAGTTTATACTACACGTCTGACAGAGAGGCTCGTTGTGTTTGATTATCAAAGAATACTGTCAGCATGCGGGCATCTTGTCCTTGTATTGTTTGTACTTCCAATTCAACTAGTATTCCGTTTTCCTGTGAAAACACATTTATATCTGCTACTTCAATTCTTGGGTCTTGTGCAACAACTCTCTGTATTTCGTTTATAACTGCTTGTGAGGTTTGTGCATTTTGTGGTTCGTATATAAAACTCCACATGATAGTACCAACATCGGGTCGCCCTGGCATTTCACCTTGACGTATGTTTAAAGCGTTAGATAGATCTTGCTTTATTATTTCAAAATCTGTTACAGTGTATGTTTTGTACCTGTCTATTGTGCTATATCCGATTATCTCTGCCATACTGTATTTATTGTCCTAGTCTAGGTACTAATCCCATTAACTTTTTTACTTGCTATGCCAGACTGTACTGCACTATCAATTGTAGTTCTGATAGTTGTACCAGTAACACCAACTGTACCTGTTGAAAACCCTTGCACTGCATCACTAATTTTTTCTTGTGTTAAACTAACTGCATATTGCCCGCCTCTAACTAGTGCATCCATATCACCGCTTGTGATCTTTGCACTAAATGAACCTGCTAAAGTTTCGCCAAGTACGCCTGCACCTTGAGTCCATTTTTTAACTGCATCAACTCCAAATTTACTTGCGCCACTAACTAATCCTGCAAGGGAGGCTTCATTTTCTAATCCAGTAACAATGCCTGCATTTTGTAGAGAGGTTAATCCTTTGTTAAACAAATCAGTTTTTGTTATATCTTGTATAGATTCGTTATTCAAAAAGTCACTTACACCATTTATACCTTGGTTACCACTCCACACACTTGCACTTCCTAGCACTGTGCTAATATCAGCAGTAGCGTCTTTGAGAAAGAAGTCTGCAGTTCCAGGTTTCAGAAATCCAGCAGTCTCTAATTCAACTGCACCAAAGCCAAACTTACCAACTCCATTTTTGTTTGATATTTCATTTGCTTTTTGCTCTACTAACTTACTTGACTGTGCTACCATTCCAGTAACTTTTTCTGGTGGTATTTTACCAACACCAGTAGTTGCACTATTTTGTTTTTCGTAATCGCCTTTGTCAATTTTGCTAATTTCTGTTGTTTCTGCTTTTTTAACTGCTTCTTCAGTCTTAGGATCCAATGGAACTTCTTCAGCACTACCAACAAGACTTGTGCTTGTGTTAACACCTGTTCCTCTTTCAGCATAAGGTTCGTGTGTTGGTGCCCTAGTAACAATAGTTTCAATTGCTGCTGGTTCTGGCACCCATCCTTGGTTTACAACAAACTTTGTATCAGGTAACCTTTTCTTAGGAATCTCTTGTGCTTTTGGTACATCGCCAGCGGCACCACTGTTTAGTTTTATACAACCGGCTTCAAGTACAAGACCCGAACCTGCTCCCCATGAACCTGTGTTACTTTTTAACATCAAAGCCGAATCACTTTTTAAACCAATCATACTTTTACTATACGCTAGTAAACTATTAGTTCCTGTTAAATTTAGACTACCAGTTTCTAAACTCATTGCATTTTTAGCAAACATGTTGATTGAACCTAGTTCACTACTGATGTTGATATTTCTATCAGCGTTCATATTAATTTCGCCACTACTACGTATGTTTACACTATTTGATGCGTACATATCAATGGTGCCTTCTTTACCTAGTTCCCACCATGACTGTCCATTGGCATGCATAATATGAATTGTTTGACCATCAGGAGTATCATTCATCATAATCTGATGCCCGGCACTGGTTCTTATACGTAACAAATTATCTTCGTTGCTTTGGTCACCGTCATCCATTACAATGCTATGTCCACCTTTACGTGCTATAACATTTGTTTCGTTTGCTTGTAAAGTAGAACTATTAAGTTTTTGTGTTAACTGTTCATCAGTTAATCCTCCAGAATATATAGGTCTTCCAGCAGTATTAATACCAAACACAGTTGAAGGAGATTCTCTTTGACTATTTGAACCAATAGGTCCAAGCAGTGGATCAGCAATAACTCCTTGACTAAGCAGTTGCCCAGCAAGAATACTGTGTACTGGTTTAATCTCGTCAAAGAATCTTGGATTTTCTGCAATCTTAGGATTGGCATTATTAATTTCAACAACTGGTAATTTTTTCTTGCCAGTATAATACGGACTGCCACTATCATCAACATACTTGTCGCTAGAACCTATTGCAGGCATCATATGGTTAAGTCCTGGCTCAATGGGCATACCAAGATAGTACCCTTGTGTTGGATCTCCGTTTGCAAAAAAACAAAGAACTTTTGTGCCAACATCAGGAGGAGTCCCCCAAAAACCATAGGCATGATTGTTACCAGTAAAACTTCCTGGACCTGTTGGTTGTGGAGCACTTTGTTGAGTATGTCCATAGTAAGGTGAGATATAACTTACAGTACGCCACAGGTCTTTGTTATTTCTATCATCACCTGCAATATACTCAATATAAACTTGTAACCTTCCTGCTCGTGTTGGATCAACGTTGTTTGTCACCTCGCCTATAAACGGTCCGGTTTGAGCTGGAAGTCCGCCTTTGTCTAATTTATAAGCTCTAGGTGTACCTTTACTTCTAAAGTAATTCTCTGCCATCTATATTCCTTATTATCTAAATGCGTCTGATGATCTAGTGCCACCGCCTGTGTTGCTCTTTACCTTTGCACCACGTGCTACAGCACGTTGTGATCGCTCACGTGCAAGTCTATTTTTCTTTGCTAACAACGAAGACGCCCACGGATCTACTGTGCTACCGGCATCGTCACTTACTGTATTACTACCAGGTTTTGGCTTCACTGGAGGCAACCAGTTATTCTCAGTTGTGTCCATTGTTTCGTCAGTATAATTTATACTCTTATCTACTTGCTTTGCTATTCTTGCAGTAGTTTCGTTGTTAACTGTTGCACTACTATAAGGTTTTTGTGTTGTATCAGGACGTAATCCTGCGGCTCCTGGAGCTCCGGTAATAGCATCTGGACCAGGTCGGCGTGTCTGCCCACCAGTACCAGTTTGATATGGATTTACATTACGTTCTTTAAGAAAATTACCACTACCTTGTCCGCCACCCGAAGATACAGTTTTTTTACTAGATCTCACAGGATCT